TGGTAAAAGTCGTGATGTTTTTGCTGGCAAAATAGCAGCAGGGCTATCTGACTATCGCAGAAATGTTTTTGGGTCTCTTAATGCAAAACTACCTGATGGAAGTGATGTAAATGTTGGTAATCTTTTTGAACAATATGCTCAAGATGTTGGAACTCGTCAAAAATACAATAATAACCTTCTTGGTAGCATATTAAAAGAAGCTGGAGGTGAACAAAGCACAAATCCTAGAGCTATTGTAAGTGCAGTAATGAGAGAGCCTGAGACAATTAAAAAAGTCATTCAGTCTATGCGTGAGCTTGAAGCAGCTGATCCAACTAAAGCGGGGCAAGCTGATAAAATGTTAGAATTGTTGCAGTTGCAATACATGAACAATATTGAAATAGGCAAGGGCGGAGCCAAAAAAATAAAAATTGATTCTGGATTTTTTGATGCTCTTTTTGGAAATCAATCTCAAGCTCAACAAAAAGCTGTTGAAAATTTAGATTTGCATCTAAGCAGATTTAGAAATCTTGATCCAGCTAAATTAACATTTAATGATGTTAAAAATATGAAATCACTTCTTTCAGAAAGAGAAAGAAAAGACTTTGCTAAAACAATTACTAAAAGACTTCAAGCGCAGAAAGAAGAAGCGGAAATCGCAAATTCTGCTATATTTGATCTAATTAAAAATGGCAAGATTGACAACATTGATCCTGACATACTTTCTCAAGCAATTCTTTCAAGCAAATCTACCACGCAAACAGCAAATGCAATGTATGAATTGAGTAAAGCATCACTAGAATCAAGAAATCTTTTCAAAGGTGACTTTCTTAGGAATTTGTTTGATAAATACCCTGGAGGAACAAGTCCTGCAAATGCTCCATTTGAAGCTCCGTTTGACACAAAGAAATTTGTGTTTGATTATGAGAGTGCTAATAGCACAGGTGTTTCTCCGTTTGCTAAAAAAATACAAACCGTTCTTGGCAAAGATACTGCCCAACAACTTTACGATGTCGCTAAGTTGTATGAAGCCAACATTATTACTAAACCTTCAGCTGAAAAAGTTGCTCTGCAAGGTGGATTAGGTCCAAATATTTCTATCGCTTATATTCCTTTAGGCAAAATGGCAACAGGTCTTAAAAATAGATATTTAGCAACAATCCTTTCTAATGGGAAAAACCTTGATTCGTTAAAAAGAACGCTTTCTAAAGGTGCGCTTGCAGGTAACATGAATGATGCTTACAATAAAATGGCAAAAGAAATGTTTCTGACAAGACAAGGAATGACTCAATTAGCCTACCAAGCGTCTGGTGATCCTGACTTTTCTGCTGAATTGGCAAATAGAGCAAGAGAATTTGAACAAAGTCAAGGATTTGGATTAGAAACTGAACCTGAAGAAAAAGAAGACTTGAATTCGATATTTGAATAGAGTTTACTTCTTTCAGCAAGGCGCAAACTTATGAGCGAAGAACAACTCCAGAAACTAAAAGACAATTACTACGATGATCGTCCTGACAAGAGCGAGTGGTTTCTTGAGGTAAGAGAACGTGCTAAGTTGCTGCCACGGAACAACATAGAACATTACGCGCCGCACAAGGCTGCATTAGCATTGTTTCTCTTATCTCAAGGAGCCAGAATTACTGAAATCTCTAAGAAAACTGGAGTTGGCAGGGAGACTATTCGCCAGCTAGAATGGCGGCATAACGACACCCTGGAGACAAAGCGCAAAGAGTTTTCGATGCGTTACGCTATTGCAGCGCAGGAATATACCGACTTGTTGTTTGAACGTGCTACGCAACTGTTTGACGATCCTGACAGTCTTGCTAAAATCTCCCCTGAGAAGCTGGCAATCACCGTTGGCATTCTCACAGACAAAGCGGCACAGCTTACTGGCATGGCAACGACCGTTGTTGAGCATCGCAAAGGCGCAAGTCTCGATGATGCTGCCAATCTTATTAACGAAGCAAGGAGCCGTATTGCCAAAGGGAAAGTAGTTGAAGCGGAAACAGTATGATTTGGAGACAACATCAGATTCTAAAGCCTCCCACGGATGAGGAGTTGATTCAGATGACACCAGAAGAGGTGTTGTCCATTCATCGTATTTACCACGAAGCGATAGAAAACGCGGAGAAAGACCCGTATGAGTATGGCTTCCGACTGCCTCACTGGACGAAAGCCGAAGAACAGCTTCACGAAGTAAACGAAATCCTAGCACTCGGCGGGAACAGGAGCGGGAAAACTCAGTGGGGCGCATTCTCTGTTGTCCGTGCCGCCGTGGAAAATCCTAACTCAGAGATATTCTGTTTCGCGCAAACGTCCGAGGTGTCTATCCGCCAGCAACAAAGCGCGGTGTGGGCTTGGCTTCCTGAGTATCTAAAAACGAAGTATACTAGCGCAAACGCTTACATTTCCTACAAGAAGAAAACAGGATTTACTGATTCCTCGTTAATCTTGCCAAACGGTTCACAGATTATCTTTAAGACATATTCTCAGTATCAGAATAATCCAACCATCCTAGAAGGTGCAGAGCTTGGATCTAGGAATCCCGTGTGGCACAATATCGGCGTATGGCTGGACGAATACCTTCTTGGCCCCGAACTGATAAACACTCTCCGATTCCGTCTAGCTACCCGTAATTCCAAGATGCTGGTGACGTTCACTCCGATTGACGGGTGGACTGAGGTTATCAAGGAGTATCTTGATGGTGCTACAACCATTGAAAGCAGGGAAGCGGAATTGCTGAATGGTGAACTTGTTCCGTATGTTCAGAAGTCGAAGAAGCTGAATGCGTCCGTGCATTACTTCCATTCGCAGGACAATGCTTTCGGTGGATACGAGCGGATTAAAGACACGCTAAAAGGTAGAACACGGGAGGAAATCCTTATTCGTGCTTACGGTGTGCCGATGAAGTCCCACGCTACCAAGTTTCCTAAGTTCAACAAGATCGTCAACGTGGTAGATCCAGAGAAGATTCCGACTCGCAACATTACCCGCTATCACATTATCGACCCAGCAGGATCTAAGAACTGGTTCATGTGCTGGATTGCAGTGGATGAGACTGGAACAATGTGGGTGTATCGTGAATGGCCTGGAGTGGACGTTGGTGACTGGGCTGAGTGGCGCGGAGGAAAATGGATGCCTGGAGAGGGAGCCAAGGGGCAAGGATTTGGTATTCGCGACTACGTTGAGCTTATCGAAGAACTAGAAGGTGAAGATGAAATCTTTGAGCGGTTAATTGACCCACGTCTTGGTTCGGCAAAGTATCAAGTGCAAGATGGATCATCCTCGATTATCGAAGATTTGAATGATGCTGGCATGGTTTGCATCCCTGCGCCTGGGCTTGATATTGACGATGGATTGCAAGCTTTGATCGGGAAAATGGCATGGGATACAACTAAGCCGTTGGATGCTATCAATCGCCCACATTTTTACATTAGTTCCGACTGCGAGAACATTATCCAAGGATTGTCAGAATACACTGGAGAAGGTGGATTAAAAGAAGCTTGGAAGGATGTCATAGACGTTTTACGCTATGCTGCAATCTCAGGAATAGATCATGTTGACAATTCCGTAAGTTTAGCCACAATTCAAGGAGGTGGAGGTTACTAATATGAATACTAAAAAAGAAGCAAAAAAACGAGGACGACCAGCTAAGGTTGTTGAAGAAATCGTGCAAGACGTGCCAGAATCGCCATTAAAAGCGTTAATTGTAGGAGTTTGCAATAACCCGACATGGCTGAAAGCACGGATCGACGGATTCAGCGTCAACGTGAAATGTCCTGCGCAAATATCAAAAGGCTTGCTAGGAAAGCAAGTTGATGTTATTCTCGTCAATTCCGATCCTGAGGATTACTACCAATATACAGCATGAATGACATTCAACAAATCGAAGATGAATCCCTTGTCTACGTGGACAAGAAGCCTGATATTGGCGCATTATCCAATGCTTACGATACATGCCTAGTTGACTTGGATTACTATTTTGAATCCTGCCTACGTTCTTACAACGACCGCAGAAACATTTGGGATGGTAAATCTGATGACCTGCGCAAGAATGGAGCAAACGCTTTCCCATGGCAAGGTGCATCCGACCAAGAAGTAAACGTAGTTGGCGAGCGTATCGACATGTATGTTGCGTTATTTGACCAAGCGTTAGCTCGATCACATATCAAAGCATTTCCAACTTCGATGGCAGCAATGCCAAAAGCAGCAGTAGTTTCTGGCTTCCTTAAATGGATGCGATCATCCTACATTCCTGACTTTAAACGTCAGATGGAACTAGGTGGCAACTATCTCATGGAAAAAGGCATCATGGTTACCTACGTTGGCTGGAATCGTGAGAAGCGCACTTATCTACAAAGCGTTAGTCTTGAGCAAATTCAACAAGCATCGCCTGATCTTGTCGAGTTGATTCTAAGCGAGCAAGACGATGCAATGTTGATTGAGTTACTTCAAGACTCATTCCCTGATCTTTCTACTAAGCGAGCAAAGAAGGCAATCAAAGACCTACGCAAGATGGGTGTTGCTGAAATTCCGCTCTCCCGCCAAACTGTTGACTGCCCTGTAGTTTATGCTTGCGCTCCCGATGGCGAGGTAATGTTTCCATCTTACATCTCAGATCCACAACGCGCACCTTACATGTTCTGGCGAACATTCCTCACTGCTCAAGAGCTTGAGAAAAAGGTGACAAATGAAGGATGGGATAGGGATTGGGTGGATAACGCTATTGAAACTCTCCGTGGAAAAGATTCCATGTATCTCGATGGCGAGAAAGTAAAGACTCAAACTCGCTTGCCAATCACTGACGACAACGATCTTGTCATGGTGGTCTATGCGTATCAACGTCTAATTGACGAGGATGATGGTTCTGAGGGCATTTACTGCACCGTGTTCCATCCGCAGACAGATGGCTATGCCAAGCATGAGCTTCTCAACGGCTACGATGACTACCCATTTGTGGTAACTCGGTTAGCTAACGATCAGAAGCGGATGTATGAAGTGCAGACCTTCTCTGACATTCTCCGTGGCCCTCAGATGCAAATCAAGACCGAGCGTGACAGTCGTATCGACCGTGCGTCTTTGGCAACATTGCCTCCTCTTATGCATCCTGCTGGACGACCACCTGCTGATTGGGGTCCTGGTCGCAGAATTGGAACTCGCCGTTTGGGTGAAATTACTTTTGGTCCGATTCCTCCGCAAGATAATGGTTCTGTAGAAAGCGAGCTTTCCATGCGTGGACAAGCAGACCGTGCTATTGGACTTGATCTTACAAATCCTCTATCATCGGCACGCCAACAGTATTACATTGGCAAGTTCCTAGACCACGTTAAAGATGTGCTTACAATGGCATGGAAGTTATATCAGCGAATGGGTCCAGATGAAGTATTCTTCCAAGTGACTGGCAATCCTAACCCACAGGTAATGACCAAGGGTAGCCCTGATGAGAACTTCTCGATTATGGTATCGTTTGACTCCTTGTCGAGTGATCCAGAGACAGCGGAAACTCAGTTGAAGAACATGGTTCAGTTGGTTCAGTTGGATCGTAATGGAATCATGGATGTAAATAAGCTCCTTGAGTTTGCTGCCTCCTCGATCAATCCAATCTTTGCGGATTACGTTCTGCAACCAGCGGAAGAGGCACAGCAGAAGGTTCAGAAGAACGTCACAGATGACCTTGCTAAGATTTTTGCTGGCATCGAAGTTCCCGCTCAACCTAATGGCGCACAGATTGCAATGCAGATGGTGCAGGCTTACGTCCAGCAACCCGATGTTGCAGCTAGAGCGCAGTCTGACGAGGCTTTTGCTGCTCGCTTGCAGAAGTATGCCAGCCAGTATCAATTCCAGCTACAACAGGCGCAGAACGCCGAGATTGGACGTATTGGAACGGCACCCGCACAAATGGGCGGAATGACAACTCAAGGAATGGAACAATAATATTATGAAACAAGGATTATATAGCAATATCAACGCGAAACGCAAACGTATTGCAGCAGGTAGCGGAGAAAAAATGAATAAAGTTGGCAGCAAGAAAGCACCAACTGCAAAAGACTTTCGCGAATCAGCTAAAACCGCCAAGAAAAAGTGAGAAACGCCAACCTACCAAAGTGCCGAGTATATGTCCGTTGCGATGCCTTTGGTGGTAGCGATACGGAGTATGAACCTGCATGGCTAGTCAGCGTCCGCGCAATGCGTAATCGTCCATTCTGCTTCCAAGTATGGGTGGATAAATACGCTGCTTGCTTTGACAAGATTCCTCCGCATTGCATTTACTGGTATGAGCCAGATGGAGAGCAAACAAATCTGCCTCTTCACAAGGTGCAGCTATGGGAGTGTTTGTCTGGCAGCATCGAAGTATGGCAGAAAAGCCAGCTTTGCGATGTTCCAATGCTAGTCAACATGGGCAAAGGATGCGAGCCGATGAGTGGACATTACTGGTTCACAATCGACTTTCTTCCTGAAGCACAAGCTGCTGGAACGCTAGACATCGGTGATGTTGAGCTTCTGGAAGAGCATAAAGAAGGAAACGTGGTAAAGCTGTCGAATGGTCAGATTGCAATCTATCCAAACAATCGTTTGAAATGGTTGCCAATCAGCTTAGTTAAAAAAGGTGCTGCTGAGTGCATCCCTAGTTGGAATGTTGCTACAAACGAACAATGGGATGACTGGTGGCAAGACTCAACGGAAATACTTGGAGACGCTAAATGGGCTTACTAATATGGAAAAAAGATTTAAGAAAATTATAACAAACCCTGCTACTGGTCGTAAGAAAACCATCAAGTATGGGCAAGCAGGTAAAGCTGCTGACGGTGGGGATCGTATTCGTCCTGGAACTGCCAAAGGCGATGCCTATTGCGCTCGATCTAATGCTATTAAAGGCGACTGGCGCAGCGATCCTAACTCGCCGAATAACCTATCCCGCAAAAAATGGAAATGCAGCGGAAGTAAATCAATGAAATAACTCTATGAAGAAAACTAAATCATGCGGCAATGATCGCGAAAAGATGGAACGTAAAGGCAAAGGCAAAGGTTACGTTGAAATTGAAATCAAGATGGGTAAGATGCCTAAGAAATCACCTAAGCGTAAATGACACCACTACCTAAACCAACTATTGTCCAAGCTGTTGAAGCTCTATCTGACCGTGATGAGTTCAAAGCAATTATCCAATTCATCCGAGATGAGCGCGAGCGTTTCTTTGGTGACTTGCGCCAATGCGTAGAGCCAAACGAGGTAATGAAAATCGTCGGCAGTGTTTCTACTCTGGACGAGCTTTTGATTCTCTTGAAAAAAGAAGGTTGACATCCGTCCACATTCTGCTTTTATTTCCTCGCTGTTTTGTTTTCAGCTCTTGTGTTCAGAGACCCGTAGAGATTAAACCCTCTACGGGTTTTCTTTTGCATGACAAATTTGATTGCAAATGTTTACTATTGACAAATGCACTACTTTTGCGTTAACGTCCTCGCGAATCGCACCGCCGAGCGTAAATGGCGTTCCTAATATGAGTAATCCAGAAGCTACCGCTGAAGCTATTGAATCAGTGTCAAACATGTCATTTGAAGAGCTTGTAGCTCAGAGAACGGCAAGACATAACCCCGAACCTGAATCTGAGGAGCAACCCGAAGAAGAAGTAACCGAAGTAGAAGAGGAAGAAATTCCCGCCGATGCAGAGGAAACTGAAACTGAGGAAGAAGCCGATGAGGAAGAGGAGGAGCAGGAAAGTGAAATTGATCTACTGTCGTTGACCACGGAACAGATTCAATCCTTAGCCAAAAAAGGTAAGAGCCGATTGCTGCAACGCATTGGCGAGCTAACCGCTCAGAAGAAAGCCTTGGAGGAGAAGATTCAATCTCAACCAGCAGTCAAGGAAGTCCCTCAAGACGAGAATCCATTTCGTGAAATTTCATCATTCGATGACTTAAAAGCGAAGTATCAAGAACTTGAGAAAACCCTTGAAACAACAGATGAGCTATTGGAGGAATATGAAGATTATCGTCCCGATGATATTATCTTAGTAGGAGACCGAGAGTTTACCAAGCAGCAGATTCGCAAAGCTAACCGCAACTCCCGTGACGCATTAACAAAATACCTTCCTGCTCAACAAGCGCATCTCCAGCAGATCGCCCAGCTTGAACAACTGAAGGGGCAATATGTTGCTGCTGCACAAGAAGAAGTTCCAGACATCAATGATGAAACCACTGCTGTAGGGAAACAATTCAAGGATTTAATGTCTGACCCGCTTATCGAAAAGCTACGCAAACAAGTTCCTGAAATTGGCTATCAAATCGAATACATTCTGGCACATGCTGCCAACTCAATCAACGGAGGAACAAGGATTAAGAAGCAACCTGCGGTGGGGAATAGACTGAAAGTCAGTCCATCATCTTCTCCATTTGGAGCGGGAGCTGCGAAATCCTCGACATCCTCTAAGAGTAAAGTTGCAGATGCATATACACGCTTTGAAAAGAGTGGAAGTCCAGAAGAATGGGTTGCTGCACGAATCGCTAAATACAAATAATTTTAACTTACTAATATTATGCCTATCTCAAATACTTATCAACCATCCGCCCCAGCCGCTAAAACTGGCACGGGTTCCGCCGTATCCAACCGTGAGGATCTCAGCAACGAGCTTTCCATCCTCGCTCCAGAAGAAACACCTATCCTGTCTCTTTGCAGCAAAGGTAAAGCATCCGCCACCTTTTCTGAGTGGACTGTTGACTCCTTAGCTGCTCCAGTAACGACTGGTACCAGTGAAGGTTCCGATGTGACTTCGTTCAGCGACAAGTTCGCCGACCGCGCTCGCCTTGGCAACTACATCCAACTCATGCGCCGTGACTACTTGGTGTCCAACCTTCAGCAAGCTGTCACTAGTGTCGGCCCTGCAAACGTGGCACAAGCAGAAGCTAAGTCCATGCGTGAGATCAAACGCGACATCGAAGCAACAATCGCCTCCTCTAACGAGATGACGGTTGAAAACGGTGCTGGCACTCCTTACGGTATGCGTGGTCTTGGCAAGTGGATTGATTCTTCTGCACAAGCAACTAACCCAGTTCCCGCTGCTTATCGCACTCCATCTGGTTCGATCATCTCAACAACTCTTACTGAGTCTACGTTTAACACAATGATCGGTTCGATCTTTGCTAAGAACGGTGAGATGAACAGCTTGACACTTGTTGCTAACGTGGCACTTCGCCAGCTTATCAGCAACTTCACTCGCGCAACTCCTGCATCTTCTGGTGTTACATACCACGTCAACCAAGACGCTACGAGCAAGCAAATCACCCTTTCGGTGAATCTGTATGACTCCGACTTCGGTCTTGTGAAGATTGTCAACGGAAACCCAAGCTGTATGCCAACTGGTTCGACCAACGTGGGCTACGTCCTCAATCCTAAGTATCTTGGCTTCAACACCCTTATCCCAATGGGTGCTACTCGCCTGGAGAACCAAGGTGGTGGCGAGCGTGGTTTCATCGACGTTGCAGGAACTCTGTGCGTTAAGCATCCACAAGCTCACGGCAAAATCGCTTACTCATAATCCTAACTAACTAGAAATAATATACTATGGCTAAATTAACTAACAACGAGCGTTCACCTTACACTGACGTTATTCGCCTTACGGCTACTGACCTTATTGCCATTGGCAATGGTGGAACCCGTCAAATTGCAACAATTCCTGCTGGCGGTGCTGTGTCGCTGTGCGCAGTAATTGAATCTGTTGCTGTTGCAGGATCAACAAGCCTCGTGGTAAACATCGGAACTACATTGGCAGACCCAGATGAGTTCATCGACGCACTTGACGTTGATGCAATGACCACTGGCCAGCCAACATTCAACACTGGTGATGTGTTTGTGCAAACTGCTGGGAATACTACCATTGCTGGTGGGTATCTTCCAAAAGCTGCTGCATCTGCATCTACGCCAGTTTACATCAAAGTGACTGATGCTGCTGTTGCAAGCATTACCGCTGGTGAAATCATTATTGGTCTTGAGATTCTTGATCTCGCCCAATATCTTGCCTAAACACTAACTGGGGAGGGAGGTTAAAATCTCCCTCTCCTCTTTTCTTATGTTCGCAGAAGAAGAAATCAACGCAGCCCTTGTCCGAGAGTTATGCTCTGGTCGGAAGTTTATTGAAAGCCTAGAGAAGCGTCGAGAAATCGAAGCATCGGCTGAAGCACGAAAAATGCGTGAAGTGAAATCCATTGCAGGTAAGCCTGTTGGATCTATTCCGCAGCGCGAGTATTTACTACTTGCAAACAAATACGGGAACGAATGTTGGGATAACCGCGAGTTCGTTCGTGACTTTTTCAAATCACAATCACACCTGAAAGCAGGTAATATTTAATGCAAACTAGAACCTACGCTGAACTACTTTCTTTAATCCAAGCGTTAAGCGGGGTTGTATTTGCTACTCTTGAACTTGGGCGGATCAAAGCATTGATTAACCGCCGAGCATTAAGAGCATTCCGCTCAACAAACTACTGGCCTCGCTTCCTTAAAATCGGGGAAGAGAGAGCAGTGGTGGGTAGTGTTGTCCCATATACTGAGACTGATAAAGACTCTATTGACACATACCTTCGTATTCACAAGCAAGCTCCATGGCTTAATCGGTCAGTGCAGGAATACGACATCATGGTTACCGCTGAAGGTGCCACGTTGGTCGCTGGGGATCTTAATCCTACGGAAGCCTATGTGACATACAAGCGGCAGTTCACAGACACGTTTGGAGATGCACAAGATGAATCCACAGCGATTCCTGCTGAATGGTTCCAATACATGGCGCATGGCACTTACGCTGACTACCTTCGCGCAGAAGGACAGCAAGAGAAGGCGGCATTGGCAGATCAGGAGGCGGATATGCTCCTCCAAGAGGAAATGATTCGCATTGACGAACAACATACTTTACAGATGGTGGCAAATAGGATATTTACCAACGCGAACATGCAGATTCGATACTAATGAACTATTCACTTTCAAACATGCTTGGCAATGGTGGCAGTTTACTTTATACTCCATCAAATACGGTGGCAAAAGCTAACGTAAATGCTTTAGTAGCTGCTGGTTTTTCTCCTAGCAATACATTTCGACGGCGCATTGACGCAGCAATGAATGTTCTTGATGCTGGTGGTTTATTAGGTGTGTTGGTGGATGGTGCATACTATGGCACAGACGGAAATCTAAGCACAGGAAATCCTATTTCTATCCGTAGTGTTTCGGCTGCTGCTATGACAGGCACATTTACCAGAGGTCGATATGGCTTGACGGCAAATCAAACAGACGTGCAAGGAATCGGACACACAATTACAGCTACCAATTCTGGAACTATCTTTGTAGATGATACTCCGCTTGTTCCTAATGTTTCTCCCGCAGGGTTTAGCCCAATCGTTTGCATCGGCACTACCGCCCCGACAACATCTAGCCATCAATACGGCTATGCGTCAACATCTGTTCCGCGCATTCAATCATTCAACGACTCAGGCAGCTATGTAAACGACTCAGCCTACGCGATTGATGATGCTACAGCAGGAAGTCGATCTGTTGACCCTCAGTCATGGACTCCAACTATTCAAGGCGTTACCTACGGATATTCTTCTTTCCGTTCATGGGTTAATGGAGTTCGTAGCACTCTTCAAGGATCTGCTTTTGCTGCTGCTACTGCTGCTAACAAGACAAGAGTGTCACTCTTTCGTCGCCCAGCAACCAGCACTACCTTTTCTAATCCAGCATCGCCAAAAATTCAATATGTTGGCACAATTACAAGCTGGATGCTTTTTGCTAGAGAGCTTTCTGATGCGGAAGCTAGTGTAGTTACTCGCGCAATGACTATCCTTCGCGGAAATACTTACATCTTATCTGTTGAAGGCGACTCACTTACGCAAGCTATTTTTGGCGCGTCACCATTCCGTAGTCGTGACAACTGGCCTTACCAAGTATTGCAAAATGCTTCTTGGCAAAATCACTTTATTGTCAATGCTGCCGCATCAGGTCATTCAGTTGAGGGGATGGTATTAAGTGGCAACTACGTGACACAATCTCAACCGTTCCGTCCCCGTGATTTTATTACCAGTGGAATTTACGCTGTTGCAGGTGGTATCAATGATTTCGGATCATCCGCAGTTCCTACTGCTGCATCAGTTTATGCCAATCTACTCATTCTAGTAGATGACGCAAAGGCTAACGGTTATAGAACTGTAATATCTACAATTCCAACGCCTTCAATTACTTGGACGATTTTGAATAGCGGCACTAATGGAACGCGACTTGCAGCACTTAACACCCTGATTAGAAATGGTCATGTTGCAGGTGATTTTGATTTTCTTTGTGATGCAAATTCCGCAGTTCCAGCTTATGACACAGACCCGACTAAGTGGCACGATACCGTTCATCCAAACGCCGCAGGAAATGCTTTATGGGCTGCACAATTTATTGCATCAGTAACTCCTTAAAAAACCAAAGTAAAAATAACAACTATGAAAACTACCGTATTAGGCATCCTGACAATCTTAGCAACTGTTTCCAACCTAGCTATCCAGTTTATCTCTGGTGAAGCTCCAGACTTTACCGCTGCTTTTGCTGCTGTAGTTGCTGGCGTGGGACTAATCAAAGCTGCTGATGCAAAATGATTAAGAGCATTTACCATAGCGTAGTCGGCACTCTTGCTCCAATCTTAGGTGTTGTCACATCTCTGCAAGAGCAAGTCGAATACGGACTACGTATCAGCGGCTTAGTTGTCGGCTTAGTTGTCGGTTTACTAAGCCTATGGCAAATCATCAAAAAGCTATGACTACATTCGTAAAGGAAATCATTCGTATTGCTAAGGCGGAAGTCGGCGTGCGGGAGATTGCCAATACGAACTGCGGCGAGCGAGTTGACCAATACAAGGCAGCGACATGGCTTAATCCTAAGAAGGGATGGGCGTGGTGCGCTGCCTTCGTGTGCTGGGTAGTGCGCGAAGCTATGACATCTGCTGGAGTGAAGCAGACCAAGACATTCAAGCGTCCACGAACCGCTGGCGCATGGGATTTTGAGAACTGGTCACTTGAACAGGATAAAACGACTAACACGAAGAAACCTCATGGTGGAGACATTCTCCCTGGCGACATCGTAGTCTTCACGTTCTCCCATATCGGCATTGCTGTATCATCTCCTGATGATGATGGCATTGTCAAAGTAGCTGAAGGAAACACTGACGCAGCAGGATCGAGAGAAGGAGGCGGGGTTTATCTTAAATCTCGGCACCTTTCCAAGATTCGCTCCCGCATCCGCTTTACAATTTGAGCAATACTCTACGCAAAAAGGGGCAATAATGTCCAGTTTGAGAAACATTATACGCAAATGAAGCCAATAAAAAGTAAGTCTAAAATCATCGTTCTGTTATCAGACCTTCACATCGGCTCCGTTGTCGGACTATGGCCATCTGATTTCATCTCTAATGAAGGAATCCCCATCGGGCAAAACGCATTCCAGAAATGGTTGTGGGCTTGCTGGCAAGATTGCCATGAGTGGATTGCCAAGACAGTAGGGGATGAACCTTACGAGCTAGTTGTCAATGGCGACTTGGTTGAAGGTATTCACCACCGCACCACTCAAGTTATGAGTGCAGACATCGGGGATCAATCCACTGCCGTTATTCAGATTCTTGAACCAGTGACAAGCAAAGCTGCTGGTGTCCACATTATCAAAGGAACTGAGTGCCATACTCGCAATGATGAGATTCGACTAGGCAAAGCATTAAGCGCGTCTAAGAATCCTGAGAATGGACAAAACGCATGGGACAATCTCGATATGGAGATAAACGGCACGCTAATTAACTTTGCGCACCACATCTCCGCAACATCCCGCTCGTATCTGGAAGCAGGAGCGCACAGCATCGCATTAGGAAATATCACCCATTCCCGTGCAAGAGTCGGCAAACGTGTGCCAGCGGTCATCTGCCGAGCGCATCGCCACCGTCACGGCATCTGGACAGACGGCAACCAAGCATCGCTCATAACAGGCGCGTGGCAGGGTCTTACACGTCACGGCTACAAAGTAGTCCCCGATGCTATCTCGGAGCCTTCCTGCATCATCCTAGACGCAAGAACGACCGACAAAGGCGACCTTCCACTATTTCATCAACGCAAATACATACCATAATGGCAAAGAGCATACCAAAAGTAAGCGGAATGGATTGGATTATAGAGCAATTCCAGCAAGTTGAAATACGTCCAGATGAGTTTACCGTTGAGATGGTTGTTGAGAAGACGGGAAAACCTTATCAATCCATCAGAAATAGGATAAAAAGGATGCACGAGAAGAAGGAGTTGACTTGCCGTAAGATGTTAATCAAGGGGCGACATGTCAAT